ACCGGGTTAAATACTAGTCAAAAGGGATCTAAAAGGGTGGAGTATGAGAGATTTATGTAAAAAATGTCATAGTAGACCTGTTGCTGTCAATTATAAGAAAGATGACCGTACATATTATAGATCAATATGTGATCATTGTGCTAAAGGTTTTGAAAAATCTAAACCTGCTTGGAGGAAATCAGGTTATAAAAAGAAAGCCGCTTGTGATAGATGCGGCTTCAAAGGCGATGACTGCCAGTTTGATGTACATTATGTAGACGGAGATATTAACAATTGCAAATACGAAAATCTAAAAACAGTTTGTGCTAACTGTCAGAGACTATTGCATAAACTCAAGCAGACGTGGCGCCGGGGGGATCTAACACCAGATTTTTAACTTGTTCATACAAATCGTCAATTGTTCCGTTATTATCCAATACGGCATCAAACTTAGTTCCTACCCATGCAGTTTCGCTAGCATGAATACTTAACTTTTTTATTCGACTAGTTGCTAATGCCCAATTCATGCATTGATCTCCGGCATTCATATCTGCTGCATCTCGATACCATTCGGGATCATCTCCACGCTTTACACGAACTACAATACCACCTGAATTTCGAATACTTTTAATTTCGTTCGGAAAACGGCAATCACTAATAACAATATCATCTTTGCTATTACGTAGTTTATTTTCGAGGCTGGCGATCCATATATCATCGTGGAAACTTTTACGACAAACTTCTGTACCCCAGTATTGTAAGATCCAGCGTGGTGTTAGATGAGGCATTGCTAGTCGTTCTGCCCACCACGGGTCTACTTGTTCTCGCCACTGACGAGCATGTTTAGTGCGGCCTTCTAGCATAGTTCGGTCCCATCCAAATACTGATGCTACTGCATCTTTGAGAGAATTTGCAAACGATTCTCTTCGAAATTCATGTATATTAGTAAGATAATCTGCTACAGTATCTTTACCAGAACCAATAAACCCACACACTCCAATGATCATAGTATTACCTCGTAATACTATAATTTATATTATCCTATGACAAATGTCAATGGTTGTTGGTTATCTTTGTTGTTGATTAAGTCCATTTCTAGCCGTTCTAGTTCTGCTTTGCCTTCTGATTTAAGTGCAGAACCGTTTAGACTAGTTCCTCCTTGAGGACTAGCAATTTGACTAAACTTTTCACGTGCTTCGCCTAGCATAATTTTGCAGTTTGCTAATGCATAATCACGTATCCATATACCTGACCATGTGTCTTTAAATAGAGAAAAATCCGGTTTGTAATTGTACATCCATAACAACACTACTTCTTCTCCACGTGGACGCTGGCTAATATGTAAATGCTTTGTAGTAGGATTCCATTCAAAGTTAATATGGGAGCCAAACATTTTACCAACTTGCTTTTGATAACTGGCAAAAGCATAGTAAGTTGCTAAACCGCCCATATTGCTGCTTGACAACAAATAAGTATTACTGTAGGCAAGATTAAACGGTTCGAACAAACTTCCGCCATCGCCTCCTCCTGTTCTAGATCCAATACTGCGTCTAAAAACTTGCCGAACTTGCATCACTTCGTCTGAAAGAGTGTAGTCGTTAACGTCTGTTTGCAAAGTTAAAAATCCAAAACTTTCTTCAACAGAGTTTTGACTTCGTGCTCTATAATAACGCAGGGATCGATCTATTGCTGTATTGTAATGTACAGGATCGAGTTCAACATCAATCATACCGTCACCTAGCATAGTACGGATATAATCTACGACACTTTGTTTTTCAGTTTCTAGTTCGCTCATGTAGTTATTTACCTATAAATACAAGACTATGCCAAGACTATCTCTTTACCGCCCAGAAAAAGGCAATGACTTTCGTATGCTTGATCGTGTTATTAACGAGCAATTTCAAGTAGGCGGAACTGACATTGTTGTACACAAATATATAGGAACTGAAGATCCGCTAGACGGTGAATCAACTCCTACAACCCCTGTAAATGGCAATCCTATTCCTGAATTAGGAATACAAGATGTGTTGTTTATGGAAAACAGGGATAGAAAATACGAAAAAGATGTGTATGTTTTCCGTGGAATTTATACCATGCAAGACATAGATTTTAACCTAAGTCAATTTGGATTCTTCTTAAGTAATGACAACATTATGATCACTTTCCATCTACGTGGATGTGTAGAGTTAATGGGTCGTAAATTAATGTCAGGCGATGTATTAGAATTACCTCACTTAAAAGACGAGTATGCATTAAGTGATGACATGGTTGCATTGAAAAGATTTTATGTAGTAACTGATGTTACAAGACCTGCTAGCGGATATAGTCAAACATGGTACCCGCATTTATTACGTGCTAAATGTGAACCTTTAGTTGATAGTCAAGAATTTAAACAAATATTGGATCAAGATGCAGGTGACGGAGAAAATACTTTGCGAGATGTCATGTCTCAGTATCGTAAGAATATAGAAATTAACAATCAAATCATTGCACAAGCAGAAGAAGATGCAGGATTAAGTGGTTATGACACTGATCAATATTACATTCTTCCGTTAAAAGATGACGGACAAACTTTAGATGTTGCTGATGTTACAAGTTTAGATGCGGATGCAAGCCAAGATACACACGAAATAGATGCTAGTTCAGTATTTGTAAATCCTGATAAAGATGTTTATATCAGTTATTTGCAAGGAGACGGAAAGCCTCCAAACGGAGCACCTTATACTTTTGGCATTGAATTTCCGTATGGTCCTGCAAGAGGTGCATTTCATCTAAGAACTGATTATTTGCCTAATAGATTATTTAGATTTAGCGGTCAAAGTTGGGTGTATGTAGAAAGTAATGTGAGAATGAATATGACTAACGAGCCTGCAGACGGAGCACTTGCTCCTGCTGCTGATACAAAGCAAACTCAAGTAGGCAGTTTTATAAACAATAGTAATACTGCAACTATTGCAGGTTCAGTTGTTGAAGAAAGACAAAGCCTAAGTAAGGCGTTAAAGAAACAAAGACCACAGGCGGATAATTAATGGAACATTTTTATGACGGGCAAATACGCCGCTACTTAACACAATTTATACGATTGCTTAGTAACTTTAGTTACAAAGATAGCAGAGGTAACCTTGTACAGATTCCAGTTCGTTACGGTGACATGACTAGGCAAGTTGCTAGCACTTTAAAGAAGAACAGTGAAAACGTTTTGGCTTCTGCACCGTTTATCGCTTGCTACATTAAAGGACTTGATTTTAATCGTGCAATGCTACAAGATCCTACGTATGTTGGCAAAATGAATATTCGAGAAAGACAATATGGCTATGTAGATGAAAATCCAGAAAGTCCTACTTACGGTCAAACTATAGAAGATTACGCTAATGTGCAAGGTGAAAATTACACTGTAGAACGACTGATGCCAATGCCTTATAAACTTACGTTTACTGCAGACATATGGTCAACTAACACTGAACAAAAATTGCAAATTTTAGAACAATTGCTGGTATTGTTTAGGCCTGCACTAGAACTTCAAACTACAAGTAATTTTATAGATTGGACAAGTTTAAGTTATGTGGAATTAATGAGTACTAATTGGACCAGCAGACAAGTTCCTCAAGGTACAGACAATGATATTGACATTTGTCAGTTGACTTTTGAAACACCCATATGGTTGACAACTCCTGCTAAAGTTAAAAAATTAGGAATTATTACAAAAATTATTGCTAATATATTTTCAGAAGAACCAGGAAGTCTTGCAGAAAATGGTCAATTGGCATTTAGTCAACCCGTTGGATCAGTAGTAGTTACTCCTGGAAATTTTTCTTTACTATTGAACAACAATAATGCAAAGTTAATGGCTCCTGGTGAAAATTTAATTAGAAATGATTTAGAAATCATACCAGTAAGAGGCGGTACTGAAATAAACTGGCAAACATTATTAGATGTTTACCCTGGTAAGTTTAGATCAGGGCTAAGTAGATTGGAACTAACGAAACCTGAAGGAGGAGTAGTTGTAGGATACTTGAGTACTAATCCGTTAGGTGAAACTGAAATGGATTTGTTAAGTATTCAATTTGACAATGAAACTTTATTAAATACTGACATATACGATTTAACGCAGTCTTACAGTAGAGGTACGATTAATGCTGTCATTAATCCATTAACTTATAATCCAGGTGATCCTACAATTGACACACGTTATCTGATATTAGAAGATATCGATTCTACATCAGATGACGGTCCGACTGCTTGGCAAAATGCCAACGAAAGTAGACTCAGTGCAACTGCTAATGACATAATTCAGTGGGACGGTGTACAATGGAATGTGATTTTCAATTCAACCGCTGCAACAGAAGTTATATACATAACTAATTCATATACAGGAATACAATACAAATGGGACGGTGAGCAGTGGTCTAAGAGTGTAGATGGTATGTATTATCCTGGAGAATGGCGATTAGTTTTATGACCGATATTATTGCAAGTGGTGGACTTTTTCTTGCTAAAGACACAAAAAGATTTTTATTCTTATTGAGAAATCAAGGTAAAACTGCAGGAACTTGGGGTATTGTCGGAGGAAAAAAAGAAGAATCTGATACTACGCCGTATGCTGCACTTGAAAGAGAAATATCAGAAGAAGTGGGAAAAACTCCCACCATTAGAAAAACAATTCCGTTAGAATTGTTTACAAGTGAAGATCAACACTTTTATTATCACACTTATATTTTAATCATTGATCGAGAATTTATTCCTACACTTAACAATGAACATGTAGGGTATGCATGGTGTGACTTAACTCATTGGCCTAAACCTTTACATCAAGGTGTAAAACGCAGTCTTACAAACAAGACTAATAAAACTAAAATAGAATTATTGTTTGATATTATTGGTTA